CTTCGAAGTGCTTTCGACTCATTTATCTAGCCTCCAATTACCTTGGACAGGTAAACGCAACCCGCATATCCAGTAGTTGCGTTACAGTGTTCGAGTAGTGCTGCGATCCCATCGGTGTCCCCATGCGGTCGCGGGATTCTTCTACCAGATCTCGAATTTCACCCTTCTGGATTGACTCGATGAGATAGTCGTGATATCGCTCCGGACTCGGCGTCGAAAAGAATTCATCGACCCACATGCCGTCGAGTGCGCCTCCTACTTTCAGACGCTTGTAGGAAAATTTCGTCACTTTGCTTGCTCCTGTTGATTTCGCTCCATCTGCTCTTGATCCCTTTTTCGAATTGCACACCTACGCATCCAGTAGGAAAATTTCGTCATTTCGCTTGCTCCTGTTACTCGGGAACCGTCGTTCGAAAAACGATCGTGTAGGTTTGCTCGGATTGCCTAGGCAGGCGTGTCACTTCCTGCCCCAGATAGGAAATGAGGCGACCCCCCATGGAAAAGTTTTGGGTGTGGACGTAGGGGCGCACCACTTCCACTTCGTCTTCGGTGACGCAGACGACTGTGCCCCAGCCAAAGGCTGCCCCCGGTTGATCTGCGAAAAGGTTTACCCGGTCTCCCAGCAGCAGCACGTTGGCGCGTTCGGTTACGACCTTTTCCTGATTTCCGGTCGCCAGCCGCAGACTCTCGGTTTGTTCTTTGGTCATGTTTTCCCCTAGTAGTTGGCGCGCTCGGCGAATCGGTCTCGATCGTCGTTCCACGCGCGGAATTCTCTCGCGCATTCGCGCGCCTCTCGGGTCCACTGGCAGTGGATTTCTCCACCATGCGGCCCATCGGCCCACTCTATGGAATGTTCCAGTGAGGCTTCAGCGCCTCTCTTCGTCCAGAAAAACTGGATACTTCCACCCCTCATCCCGTCGCAGTCCGTGCCGCCTTCCACGAGCAGCCACGGCTTGACGCGTTCTGAAACACGTCTCACTGCGCGCCATACTGGCAGGGGCATTAGCCCGCGCTGCCCGTAGGCGGAGATAAAGGGGGGTCGGAAAAGTCTTGCAATACTGGAAAGAATCCAATCCATGTCGTTTCAGTCTCCCTGTAGATTTCAACTGTGCGTGGGTGTGAACCATACAGTCTGGTTGTAAAAAGGAACAGGCCCCCTGGAGCTATTCTCCCGCTCGTGGAGAAGTCCAGGGAGCCTGTAATTCCCGTGGGGCCGTTCTACGCGTTGGCGCTGCGAACGATAACCCTCACGGGAAACCTAATTGAACCCGCGTGCCCGATCCCGCGCGGCTTCGATCTGCTCAATTTTCCGGCGCAGTCTGCGGCGCTGCCGGGAATTCAGGCGCGTACCCTCGGCGGGTAGCGTTCCCGTCTCCCGGGTGGCGAAGAGTAGGTTTAGCGTAGCGTCCGTTTCGAGTGCGGGCTTTCCAGCTACTCCAGCGCTCCGCTTGATATCAAGAGCCATGGCAGCGCCCCCTTGAGAGGCGTTTCGGCTGACTGCCGCGCGCCCTCGACGTCGATCGGATTGTGGCGTGCGGCAGCGGCTGGCTTTGTGACCCTGCGTTGGCATTGGTCGAAGGTGAGCTAGTACGGTTTCGGATGTAACCCGTTCGGACATCGTGTCCCCCTTATGCGCCTACCCTTCCGCGTGCGCCTTGCGGCGCGTTCGCTCCCCCTTTCGGGGGGGGCTGGCTTGACTGTGTTTTTCCTCGCTGGTGACAATGTTACTTATCGTACGTCGAGAAATTAACTTGACCCCCCCAGCAGGAGCAGAGGCAACTCGTGTGCATGGATGGCTGCAAGCTCCCGGAATCACTCATGAAAAGAATTTGAAAGTTTATTCTCAAGCGGGATCCAAGTGGAAAACTCCAGCAATACTGGAAGCCTCAGCAAGCGGCAGCCAACGTGCAGGAGTTGACTCAAGCTAGTGTCCGCGTAACCCTTTTAGGGTAGGGGCAGATAGGGGTTCCAATGGGACGGAAGAATTACGGTACGGCTGAAGGTCTTACAGAAAAGCAGAAGAGTTTCGTCCACCGTGTAATGGATCCTGAAACCCGAACGATTACGCAAGCTTACAGGGAGATTTATCACCCTAAGGGTATGTCAGTTGCACAGAGGAAGGCACAGGCAAATGAGGCGAGCCGGCTTTGGAATCACCCAGGAATTTTAGACTATGCGGGGCAAGTAAGGCGCACTATGGCGGCAGATCGTGCGCGTACCCTGCGGGGCGAGCGGGATCGGGTTCGAGATCGTTTATGGGCAGAAGTGGAGCAAGCAGAGCGCAGTTCCGACAGGATTGCAGCTTTACGCCTACTCGGTAGTCAGACAGGTGTGTCGATGTTTACCGAGAGACTGCAAGTGGCAGGTACAGTGACAGAGGAAATTTCCGATGCTGAGGTAATTGCCGAGATCGAGGCGATGCGTCGAGCACGAGAAGAAAGTTCGACAAATGCTGTAACGGACGTGTCGGCAGTGGAAGACTCTACGAATACTGTAAAGCTGGGTCTGCCCGTGGGTGGAGTGGAAGACTCCACAAATACTGTAATCCTCGGGCTGCTCCCGGCGAATGTGGAAAGTTCCACAAATACTGTAATCCACGGGCTTCGGGAGTCGGGAGTGGAAAGTTCGACAAATACTGTAATGGACCCGGAGGTTTCCCCGGGGGACTAAGGGTACCCCCCTGGGGGTGCCCCCCCCTTTGGGGGTCGAGGCGTAGGGCTCACCTTACATACTATTCCTCTCTAACGATTTCCCCTCTCAAGAGATTTCTCAATTTTCTCACCAAAAATTTTCCAAAAAGGGGGCTGGATTTGGAGATTATGGAGTTTGAATTGGGAGGTTCTCAATTCAGTTTCATTAGGGGCTCCAAGTCCAGTCCCTGATTTTTTGAACTTTCTTCAAAAAAGATCAATTACGTTAAGCTATTGGAATCTCAGAGATTCCTATTACTTTTCACCCATATGGGGTATGATTTTTTTTGAAAATAGTTGCTCGTCAAGGGGGGTAAATGTGCTATGATTAGCTCTCAGAGCGAGATATATCGATTAGCGCACTATATGGATCAATCTGATCAGTCTGGGATCGTTCCCTTTGTGGTCACTCAGGAGTTGATCGATACATCGACTCAATCATTAGTTAGCTGATCAGCTAGATAGCTGATCGTGATGTTGGCTAATCATAAGAAGCGACAGGTGTGCCCGCAGATTGACGAGCGTCTTTCATTCCTGAATGAGGAGATAGACAATCTGGAGTCGATGGACTCTGGAGAGCTTCTCCGGTTCCGGGATCTTTACAAGCGGTACGCTGAGATTGAGAAGCGGGAGGTCTGCCAGAGTCAGTACCTCCGTTTCGTCAAGGAAGTGTGGCCGTCGTTTATTGAGGGTCACCACCACTCGTTGATGGCAGCGGCTTTCGAACGGGTTGCGAAGGGAGAACTCAAGCGACTCATCATCAATATGCCACCCCGGCATACCAAGAGTGAGTTCGCGAGTTACCTGCTCCCCTCCTGGTTCCTTGGGCAGTTCCCAGCCGGGAAAGTCATTCAGACTGCCCACACCGCCGAGCTAGCTGTGGGGTTTGGCCGGAAGGTGAGGAACCTCGTCAGTAGTCAGGAGTACCAGGAGATCTTTCCGGGGGTAGATCTTCAAAGTGACTCCAAAGCTGCTGGACGATGGAATACAAACCAGGGAGGGGAGTATTTCGCAATCGGGGTCGGAGGAGCCGTTACCGGAAAAGGAGCAGACCTCCTCATCATCGATGACCCCCACTCCGAACAGGAAGGCCAGAGCGTAGATCCCAGCGTCTTCGACCGGACCTACGAATGGTACACTTCAGGTCCCCGGCAGAGACTCCAGCCCGGTGGCTCCATCGTGATCGTGATGACCCGATGGCACAAAAGAGATCTCACCGGGCAGATCCTGAAATCTTCGATCCAACGCAGAGGTGCAGGGGAATGGGAAGTCATCGAACTCCCAGCCATCCTGCCCTCCGGTAAATCCCTCTGGCCTGGATACTGGTCAAAAGATGAACTCGAAAAGCTAAGGGCAGAACTCCCTGTCTCCAAATGGCAAGCGCAGTACCAGCAAGATCCCACTTCCGAAGAAGGGGCCATCATCAAACGAGAATGGTGGAAACGCTGGGAAAAAGACAAACCCCCCAAATGTGAGTACATTATCCAGTCCTGGGATACCGCGTACCTGAAGACTCAACGCTCAGACTACTCGGCATGTACCACCTGGGGAATCTTCTACCAAGATGGAGATGACGGAAAACAGATCGCCAATCTCATCTTGCTCCATGCGTTCAAAGAACGATTGGAGTTTCCAGATCTGAAAAAGAAAGCACTGGAACTACAAAAGCGCTGGACTCCAGATTCACTGATCGTGGAAGCTAAAGCTTCTGGACTACCACTCATATTCGAAATGCGAAGCATGGGGATCTATGTCCAGGACTACAATCCCACGCGAGGTACACGGGGCAGTCCCAATGACAAAATCGCTCGCGTCAATGCGATCTCTGATATCTTCGCATCCGGTGTCGTGTGGCGACCCGATCGGAGATTCGCTGAAGAGGTCGTTGAGGAATTTGCAGCGTTTCCTTCAGGAGATCATGATGACTTGGTGGACTCCTCTACTCAAGCTATCTCAAGATTTCGTCAGGGTGGATTCATCCCCCTGCATTCAGATGAAGAGGAAGCACCGTTCAAACCGCGTAGAGCGGAATACTACTGAGAGGTGACCGAAAACGGTCCTACGGGTAGAGAGTGGGGTGACCTCTCTCGACACGTAGAAGAGATCCGACACGATATACGCAACATGCGCCTCATTGTGGATGGGCAGATGGAAATGCTCTCGGACTTGGAACGAAGAGTTGCCAAGATCTACACTACGATTTCGGTGGCAGTTGTTTTCCTTGGACTGATCGGGTTCATAATCAACCTATTGTTTTAGAGAAGGGAATATCATGAAGAACAAAAAGACGAGTATCCCTGGGTTTCTACTGTTGGCAGCCGCTGCCTTGCAAGTTGTCGCCGCGTTCCTCTCCGGTGGGGATATCGTAGGGGCGATTACGAGTTCACTGCTTCCTGCACTTTCTGGCGCTGGGCTTCTCGTAGCCTCCGACGGCGCGATCTAGGAGGAATATCATGGGACGTGGGAACTCTACGCCGATGGGTTCGCCGGGGATGCCGGTGCTTGCCGATAACACTATGGCTCCGGGTGGCCCTCCTACGCTCCAGCATGGGACTCCGCCTCCGGCTGGTGTCGGATTTCCCGCAGGTCCCGCTCCTCAGTTTCAGACTCCGCCTCCGATGGCCCCGCAGCCTGGAGGCCCCATCGGTTTCAATCCTCCCCCCGGTTGGGGTGCCCCAGCTACGCCTCCGGGGCTTGGTCCTGAGTTCCAGCCTCCGAGCTGGCTAACGAATCCGATGACTCCACCTCCTGTGCCGCCCCCTCATTTGGCCGGTGCTCGCCCAGGAGGGCAAGCGGTTGTGCGACCGCCGATGCCCGGTGGACCGCCGATGGCTGCTCCAGGGCAGCCCCAGCGGCAGCCATTGCCAGTAGAGGCTCCTCTGAACTCGACGCAAGTGGTTGCTCAGCAGCAAGCATGGCTGGATGAGTACAAAAACGGAACGATGTCTGCGCCTGAATACTTGGAGAGGGCGGGTGCGTTGCAGTCTCGCTTTGAGGGGGGTCAACCCACTCCGCCTCCCATGGCCCCTCCGCCTCCTGCAATGGGTGGCAAGGGGGGTCAGCTCAGGGATCAACTTGCAGCGCGTGGTCGGGGGGGTGCGCCTCCTGCAATGGGTGGTAAGGGTGGTCAGGGTCCGAGGCCCCCGGTTTTGGAAGGTGCGCCCTCGATGCCGTCGCCGCGTCCGCAGCCTAGACGGGTTCGTGGACGCCGGAGACGTGGCGGTCGCCGTGGCGCAGGGGTTAGAAACCAGAGTCCCGGAAGGTTCTCAAGGAGATAACGCTTGGCGATAGAGCGTGCTGTTACAGATGGACCTCCCGGAACTCCGGGAACAGGGCTTGAGATTGAGATTGTAGAACCCGAAGCAGTCTCTATCCAAACGGAAGACGGTGGCATGGTCATCGATTTCCGGCCCGAAGCGGAGCGAGATAAAGCTGAAGATTTCAACGCGAATCTTGCAGAGTTCATGGATGAGAGTGCGCTAGGTCTCCTTGGGTCAGAGCTTTTTTCTTCTTACCAATCCGACAAGAGCAGTCGGAAGGATTGGGAAGAGAGTTACACCAAGGGTCTGGATCAGCTTGGGACGAAGATCACTGAGCGTACAGAGCCATGGGATGGTGCCTGTGGGGTTACGCATCCTCTTCTTTCAGAGGCTGTGGTTCGTTTCCAGAGTCAAGCGGTTGGAGAAATATTTCCCGCTTCAGGTCCAGTCAAGACGAAGATCATTGGGCAGATTACAGATCAGAAGATGAAGCAAGCGCATCGTCTTCAAAACTACATGAACTACTTGGTCCTCGATGTGATGACTGAGTATAGATCTGAAACTGAGAAGCTTCTCTTTAGTCTTCCATTGGCAGGCTCTGCGTTCAAGAAAGTCTACTGGGATCCGAACTTGGGTCGCCCGAGTTCTATGTTCGTTCCGTCTCAGGACTTGGTAGCTTCCTATGGATCTTCTTCCTTGGAAACTTGTCCGCGTATCACGCATGTGATGAAGCGAAACAAGAATGATCTAAGGAAGATGCAATTCAGTGGATTCTACCGTGACATAGATCTAGGTGAACCCGCGCAAACCGTAGGAGACATTCAAAAGAAAGAGGATACGCTTACCGGCGAATCGGATAATTGGGAACTGGATGGTCGGTATACGATTCTCGAAATGCACGTTGACTTGGATCTGGAGGGCTACGAGGATGTCCAGGATGGAGAAGAGACAGGAATCGGGCTCCCCTATGTAGTGACACTGGAGTCTGGCAGCAATGCCATTCTCTCCATTCGAAGGAACTGGATCGAGGGCGACAAGAATCATCTCAGGCGAAATCACTTCGTCCACTATGAATATGTCCCAGGTTTGGGTTTTTACGGATTCGGTTTGATCCACTTCATCGGGGGTCTGGCAAAGTCAGCTACCTCCTTGCTGAGGCAACTGGTAGATGCGGGGACGCTGAGCAACCTGCCGGGTGGGCTCAAGTCCAAGGGGCTTAGGATCATCGGAGATGACACCCCGATTCGCCCAGGTGAATTCCGGGATGTGGATGTGCTGGGTTCAGCCATCCGGGACAACATCACCTTCCTTCCGTACAAAGAGCCTAGCCCCGTGCTGTATCAGCTCATGGGCAACATCGTGGAAGAGGGAAGGCGCTTTGCATCGCTGACGGATTTGCAGATCAGCGATATGAATCAGCAGGCTCCCGTGGGTACTACGTTGGCCTTGATGGAGCGATCCATGAAGGTGATGGCTGCTATCCAATCCCGTCTTCATGCTGCGATGAAGAAAGAGTTTAAGATTCTCTCGGAGATCGTGAAGGATCATTGCCCTCATGATTATCCGTATGATCTGGATGGTGATGAGGTCATGAAGTCAGATGACTTCGATGATCGATTGGATGTTATCCCGGTATCGGATCCGACTTCTGCGACGATGGCACAGCGGATCATGGAAAATCAGGCTGCGGTTCAGTTGTCCGCGACAGCGCCTCAACTCTACAACTTGCCAGCCCTACATCGTCAGATGCTGGAAGTTCTCGGTATTCAGGATGTAGAGAAGATCATCCCGTTGGAGGACGAGATACCCGCGAGGGGACCTGTTCAGGAGAACATGGATATCTTGATGGGAGAGCCGGTGAAAGCTTTCCTGTGGCAGGACCATGAAGCTCACATTACTTCTCACATGGCAGCTTCCCAGGATCCCAAGATGCAAGAGATCCTGAGTAAGTCACCCACTGCCCAAACTGTACAGGCTGCTGGGATGGCGCATGTGACAGAGCATCTGGCATTCCAATACCGGAAGGAGATCGAGCAGGAGCTTGGAGTCACTCTTCCGCCTCCGGATGAGCCGCTTCCGGCGGATGTCGAAGTTCAGCTTTCGAAGGTGACTGCCGAGGCTTCGACTCGTTTGCTACAGAAGCATCAGTCAGAAGTGCAGCAGGCGAAGGCGCAAGAGCAGCAGCAAGATCCGATCCTACAGATGCGGCAGAGAGAGCTGGCTATCCGGGAACAGGAAACTCAAGCCAAGATCGAAACAGACAAGCAGAGATTGATGCTGGATACCGCGAAGGCTGCGGGTCGAACGCAAGTAGAGCAGGAACGCATCGAATCTCAGGAACGAGTTGCTGGAGCTAAGATCGGAGTAGAGCTTTCCGAAAATGTAGCGGAGCGCAGCGCGAAACAAGTGATCGATGATGCAAAGATCGGTATTGATGCTGCTAAATTGCTCTTGAAGGATTCCGAGTTGGATTCGAAGGCGGAGATCGAGGGCATAAAGATTGGAGCGAAGCTGTCTGAGAAAGCTCAGGATCGCCAAGCCGAGCGCGAACGAGATCAGGTCATCGAGGATGATGAGTAGTGGATCCGATCCTAGAAATTTTCCTGGAGCGCCTTGATCAGATTCGTAGAGAACACCAAGAAGGCATTGCAGATGGGAGTGCTCCTGATTTTCACACCTATCGATTCCTCTGCGGAGTTCTTCATGGATTGAATCTTGCCCGCAGGGATCTCAAAGAAATTGTCTCTCAAGTAGAGGAGTCTTGAAATGAAGTCGGCTTACCGAAATAGGCACATGCCGAAGCACGTTGGTTACAAGCAGAAGGAATCGGAGCAGGGTGGCAAGGTTGGCTACAAGGAGGGTGGCACTGTTCCGAAGAGTTCTAGCACTTTTGATGATGTCTACGATGCCGTTACGAGTACGTGGGGACTTCGTGGATTGCAGAGAGACAAGGCTAAGAAGCGCGGGATTAAGCAGACGGGAGTCTGCTTGAAGGGCGATACCGATGCTCGCTGTACGAATATTAACGCACAGAGTCAGCTAGAAGCTTTGGATCGAGAGCGTCACTGATCTTTCGCCCACTTGGGCGCAGATGGGGAACGATGGCACCCATTCAAAATGCTGTCTGCAAGTAAGAGGAAATCGTGTCAGAAGCGATTCAATACAGCGGCGATGCACCCGAACCTGCGACGGGCAAGAGGAAGGCAACTGTTTTGCCTGAGCCTTCTGGTTACAGGCTTTTGATTCAACTTCCGGAGGTGGAAGAGACTACGGAGGGAGGTATCTACATCACAGACGAGAGACGTAACGCAGAATCCGTTGCGAGCATTATCGGTTATGTGATGAAGATGGGACCGGATGCCTACCAAGACAGGAACAAGTTTCCGACTGGTCGATGGTGCAAAGAGCAGGACTGGGTTGTGATGCGTGCCTATTCGGGTACTCGTCTCATGATTCATGGAAAAGAATTCCGTCTGATAAATGATGATTCTGTGGAAGCTGTTGTTGAGGATCCCAGAGCGATCATGAGGGCATCGTCATGAGCGCCCCTACAGATGATCTGATGGGAAATGCGGTCCATCATCCGACGCTCGACTCTGATTCTGGTGAGATCGAGGTCTCCGTTGTTGACGATCGACCCGAAGAGGATCAGGTAGCCGAGAGAGATCCGGAAAGATCTGGGGATTTCGATCCCGACGAGGAGATCAATGTCGTAGGCAGGAGTGCTACGAATCGGATCAAGAGACTCCGGTACGAATACCACGAGCAGCGACGTGCCAAAGACGATGCGATGCGCCTACAAGAAGAGGCGGTTCGCTACGCGCAGCAAGTAGCTAGCGAGAACGTCAACCTCAAGTCGATGCTCAAGGGAACCGAAAAGGTTTTTCTTTCTGAAATCAAGGCTCGCACTGCCGGTGACTTGTCTCAGGCCAGGGACCACTTCAAGAATGCGATGGAGGCCGGAGATAGTGATGCCATCGTTCAAGCCCAGGAGGCTTTCAATAGAGCGCAGTATGATGCTGGTGTTGCAGAGGGGTACCAGCCTGAATTTCCACAGGGAGATCCAGCGCCACCGCAGCCAAACTTCACACCGAGTCAACCCGTAGATGAGAAACTACAGGGTTGGTTGTCAGAAAATGAATGGTTCGGTAGTGGCGAAGGGAAGGATTCAGAGAGAACTTCTTTTGCTTATGGGGTTCATGAGGATCTTGTCAAGAAAGGCATAGACCCCAGGATTGAGCCTGACAAATACTACAAGCACTTGGACAATAGGCTCCGAAGTGTTTTTCCAGGAAAGTTTGATGATGTTGAGAGTGATATGGGCGATATGGAGCCTGCTGCATACTCTCAAGCATCGACGGTCGTTGCTCCAGCGCATCGATCTTCGGGCAGACCTCGTAAAGTGCAGCTAACCAGAACCATGGTCGATCTCGCGAAACGACTTGGTATCACACCAAAGCAGTACGCCGAACAACTCCTGAAGGAGGATAGCCGTCGTGTCTGACGAAACGCGCAACCGCGAACTCGAAAGCCGAGAGAGCGAACAACGGGAAACCCCGTGGAAACCCGCACCCATGCTTCCGTCACCCGATCCCAGAGATGGGCTTGAGTTTCGTTACGTGAGAGCTGGTTACCGTGGCGAAGTGGACAACATCAATGTCTCGCAGGCACTACGAGACGGATGGGAGCCAGTTCGTTCAGAAGACTATCCCGAATTGCAGATCACATCAGATCGGAATAGTCAGTATCCAGACAATGTTCTAATTGGAAACCTTCTCTTGTGCTCACGCCCCGCAGAACTCGGGGATAAAATCAGAAAGCACGGAGACAGGGAAGCCCAAGAACAGATGGATGCGGTGGACCGTAACTACTTCAGAGAGCAAGATCCGAGTATGCCGTTGCTCAAACCGCAGCGGACATCGAGGATCACCTTTGGCGATGACTGAAAGTGGAAATACCACTGAGGGCTATCGTCTAAGTAGGAGATAGCCAAAATGGCTTATGGACTAAGGCCCGTCTCCCACGGCGGGTATTTGTACAATACCGGGGGAAACGAAGCATTCCCGATCTTTGGCGATGTCAGCGATGGTACGGCTGTCATTGGTAATGGGGATATCGTGACCCTCAATGCGGGTGGTGGGATCCAGCTTGGAACTACAACTCCGACTGGTTTGGCCGTTCCGGCGGCTGATCAAGTCGATGCTCCCACCAATCAGATCATGGGTGTATTCGTAGGTTGCGAATACGTCGACACCACCGGAACCCCACAGTGGGGCAATCACTATCCTGGCAGCGCGGCCACTACCGATGGTAATGATCGCACTGGCTATGTGGTGACAAGCCCGAGTGCCGTTTTCCAGGTTTCTTCTGGAAGTGGAACTCCGGCTGCCTGGAGCGACACGTATATTGGTTCGATCAATATTCTGTCGAATATGTCTAGCGCAAGCATCACTACGGGTCTTTCCGGAATCACGATTGCCAATCTTGCTGCTACTGACCCAACGCCCGCTGTGGGTGGTGCGGTTCGTATCATCGGGGTTGTCAAGGATGGTAAGAATGAAACCTCTAGCGTGACCACGCCTGACGTGCTGGTGCGATGGGCCGATCCCACCGTGCTGTACTACGGCTTCGGTCTCGGCGTATAGGGAAGGAGGTAACAAGTCATGGCAATTTCACGAGCGCAAATGATGAAGGAACTCCTTCCTGGGCTGAACGCACTGTTCGGGCTGGAGTACAAGTCTTACGAGAACGAACACGAAGCCATCTACGAGACGGAATCTTCGGAGCGCAGCTTCGAAGAGGAAGTCAAGCTGTCTGGTTTCGGTGCAGCACCTGTGAAGGCTGAGGGGTCGGCTATCAATTACGATACGGCTCAGGAGCATTTCACGGCTCGCTACACACACGAGACAATCGCGATGGGATTTGCGATAACGGAGGAGGCAGTCGAAGACAACCTCTATGACTCCGTTTCAGCGCGCTACACGAAGGCGCTGGCCCGCGCGATGGCTCACACCAAGCAGGTGAAGGCTGCTTCACCGCTGAACAACGCTTATGGTTCTTTCCTGGCTGGGGATGGAGTTGCGCTCTGCGCGACCACGCACTCCACTGTCGGTGCAGGGAACCTGAGCAATCGTTTGGCAGTCAATTCCGATCTCAACGAGACATCTCTTGAGCAGGCGGTGATTGACATTGCAGCGTTCCCCGATGACAGGGGCCTGATCATCGCGGCCAAGCCGCGCAAGCTGATCATCGCTACCTATAACCAGTTCGTTGCAACGCGCATCCTGGAGACGGAACTCCGTGTCGGGACTGCGGACAACGACATCAACGCCCTGAAGACAAACGGGGCAGTGCCTGAGGGATATTCGGTCAACCATTTCCTCACAACCACGAACAAGAAGTTCTGGTTCCTCATGACCGATGTTCCCAATGGTATGAAGCACTTCCAGCGAACGCCTGTTCAGACAGGCATGGATGGTGACTTCGATACGGGGAATGTTCGCTACAAGAGTAGGGAACGATATTCCTTCGGGGTGAGTGATTACCTCGGGATCTTCGGGAGTGGCAACATCACGTAGGTGTTGCTTGATGATTGAGAGGGGGGGCGTGGATTTGATCCATCCTGCATCGCCCCCCCTTCTCGTCCTTCTTTACAACCAAACTCGTCAGACTTAAACGACAGCACGCGGACTGGCGAGGTAGGTGCGTGCAACGAGGTATTCGAGATGGGTATTACTAGATTTTCTGGTCCGATTCTTGGAAGTAGCGAATCTATGGCTGGTGCGTTGGAGGATGCTCCGATTGGAGCGTTCGCGAATACGCAGTGGGTTGAGTATTTCAACGATTTCACGTCGCGCGGCAATGACTTTAATGTTGCCGCTAATACTGACTGGCTAGTTACGCAGGTCAGTGGTGGCGGAACTGCGGTGATTGAGGTGGTTGTCGGTAATCTCGGTATGGGTGTTTTGAGGTTGGACTGTCCAGCGGACAACGATGGTCCCATCGTCCAGTATGATGGATTGGAAGCTGCTGGACTATCTCCATTGGGGATTACACCGATTGCGGCGACTGCGGGCTCTGCTGCTGCCACGGATGCAGTATTTGCGTCAAGATTTAGGATGCTTGATGTGAGTGCCCAGGGCATTTTTGTTGGACTCGCGGAGCTGAACGCAACTTCCGCTATCCGCGCTACCCCGGAAGGTGCGATTACGTCAGATACTCACATCGGATTTGCACAAGCAGATAGTGATGCTGGGGCGATCTACTTCACTGTTGCAGGAGATGATGATACTGCGGCAGTGACGGAGACGAGTGTTATCGCTTCTGCTCTTGCGGATTCTGAATGGATTGAGGTTGCTGTTAGGGCTACGGGTACCGATCGGTATCGTGGTTATGTTCGCACTGGTGGTCAGAAGACCAAGTGGACAAAGGTTGCAGATGGTATTCTGGGGAGTGGGAATACGTGGGATGCACAGATGCTCATCAGCTTGGCTAATGTTGCTGGTGGTACTGGCGATGACTTGGATGTTGATTATGTGTACTTCTCACAGAAGCGTGACCTGATCGAGTAGTTGATTGGAGTCACAGATAGATGTTTGTTCTGAACATTCACTGTGATGATGTTGCAGGGGGTACCAAGGCGGTGCCCCCTGTTTCTATGCAGGGAGACAGGGAGACATGGACCCTACAGATGTAGTCTCTTCGTACACCGCAACAGCGGCTGCCTCATCGACCACTACGCTTGTTTCTGATCCGTGTACCTTGAAGTCCATACGTTATTCTTCTTCGACTGTAACTACATCACCTATCGTGATCAATCTTCTCGATGGATCAACGTCTCTTGGAAATTTGCTGATAGGCGGTTATGCGTATGAAGATACAGTTGCAATTTCTTGCGGGTTTCCTGGTCTTGGTATTCGCTTTACCGACTCAGTTGTGATCAACCCAGACTCTGCGATAAACGACATCACTTGCGTTTATCAGTTTTAGGAAAACGATGAAGACTACAGGATTGGCCTGTGCCTATGCAGAGCCCGTAGCGTCTACAACGAATACAGAGTTGGTTCCGGAGGGAAATCGTGTACGCCTGCATTCTTTGGTTTGGATTCCGGTGCAGCTCGGAGACGGTCTTAGCGCTACGTCAGGTGTTCAGTTGACCGATGGTCAATCGGGTACAGTTCGTTACAGGGTTGGGTACGAGCTTGCTGCAATCGCCTCGCAGAATCACATTGCTGAGTTTCCAGCTTGCGATATATCAGAGAATGGAATTGTTTTTTCTAATGGTATCTGGGTACAGGGTAGGGGTTCTGGGATTCAAGCTGCCTCGATTACCTTCCAAGGAATACCGAAGCAGATATGATGGATTCCTACATCAATATTGAAAGTATTGGTGCCCTCGGGGCAGAGGCAGCAGACACTGCCTTTCTGTTCTCTTCTTCTTTGCCGACTAAGTTTTTTCTCAGAGGAATCCAAGTCTTTAATTCAAATATCTACGCTGGAACCAATCAGATCTATCTTGATATCTACGATGGTGAGTACAATGGTGGGTCTGGAACTGGTAGCAGGATCTGGAGATTTCCGTCTTCTCCTTTGATAAATCATGTTTCAACGATTATTCCTAAACATTCGTATACTCAAGTAGACAATGGATTGTATTACGAATGGAGTGCTGCCAGCAGTGCTGGGAGCCACGTAACAATCTTTTATACATGACTGTATTACAGCCAGCGAAAACTTTTAGCTTCATAAAGACTGCAACCGGCGGACAAGAGATTGTTGCCGTAGGTACGATTGCATCTTTGAAGGGATGGTCGGTTACAGACATCGGTGATGCAGAGGATACGCGAGCAACTGCTTTATTGGATTTCAAGGAGGGTGGCTCTACTGGGAGTACGATGTTCTCCTATGCGGCTCCTTTGAGTCCGACAAGGATCACAAGCTTTCTAGAGCGCCAGGATGGGATGAGTAGTCCTGTTGTTTTTGTCGAGGCTCCAAGTCTTGGAGTTAGATTTGATAGTGGCATCTACATCAACGTGACGATCACTGCTACATCTCCTTCTACAACGGATAGGTTTCTTATTCAGGTAATGTATAATTGAGAGAACCCTTCTACTGCAAAGCGGCTTCCATAGAAGCTTCCGGGTCTGGTGTAACAGTTGTTAACAAGAGGGTGACTCTGTTTGGTATCATTGTTCATGGTAAGGAGATTACAGCGATCAATGATGTGAAGTCCATTGTTTTCAAGAATGGTTCCAGTGGTGACAAGCTGTACGAGGCAGCTTTTCAGCAATGCCAACCGAGTGATGATGGTGCTGGTGCGGATGCTAATAATTTGCCCTCTACCCAAGTAGACTTCGGGGCGAATGGGATTTTGTTTCCGGATTCTTTGTGGTTCGAATTTGGAGATGGCCCTGGATCGCAGGAAGGTGTTGATAACATTGTCTTCTTTTATACATAGGACTGTTCGTAATGGAGTCTACGCATATATCTGCATTTTTCGTTGATTCGGCTTCTAACGAGACGGTAGTCGTTGTGAATGGTCCTTGTGTTCTGAAGGGCGTCACGTTTTCCCCGGGATTGGCTAGTAACCCGGATGGGCTTATCAAGGAGTACATCCAGATGCTGGATGGATCCGACGAACTTTTTAAGCTGTACTCGGGGGCGTATCCTGCCTACGGCGGTGTTCCGGTTCATGTTCCTATGCCAGCACTCGGCGTTCGCATAGACGATTCGCTGGAGTTCAGTGTTCCGAGTGGAAGTACGCTTCATTATATAACGATTCTATATCAGTAGATACGAGATGAGACAGACTGGCGTAAATTGCACATTCAAACTCAGGGACATTGCCGATGCAGTTTCGGCCTTTGAATTGGTGCCAGAGGGTGTGCGTGTGCGATTGTACTCCGTGGTGTGGTTTGCCTATGGGAATACAACCACTCTCTTCAACATAAGCGCAAGCTCTATAATTCTAACGAACGGTCAGTCCGGAGATGTTCTATACAGGGTTGGTTTCTATCAACCGGAGACGAGTGGCAATCTTTCTTTGTATACAACACCGCAGTTGTTTCCTCGTATTCCCGGGAATGGGATTCTGTTTGATAATGGAATATGGGCTCAGGGAACGGACGAGAGCAGCGGTGGGGCATCCTCGAAGGGCGGCGTCCTGTCTGTTTCCATCACGTATCAGGGCGGTGGCAGTTCCGTATGACTTCATTAGTTTCATACGTTAGGGGGGAAACCTGGGAGGGTTCCTCTGAAGCTCAGAGTGCATGGGTTTCCGTTTCAGCCACTACCACTATTCCAACTAAATTCTGGCTTAGGGGATTTCACCTAGCTGTAGGGAATGTTACGACTACAGCGGTGAGTACGAGATTTGAAATTTGGGAAGGCAGTAACGTAACGAAACTTTTTGAGTTGGGGGTTGGTTGGTACATCATGCCAACTTCTGCCGTTATTCCAGAAGATTCCTATATTGATATAGTGGATGGAATGTACGTTCGCTCTCAACAGTTAGATTCTGCTGGTAATCCAGTGATACGGAACTGTTCACTGACGGTGTTCTACACAGCATGAGACCGCTGTCGAAGGCCCAGGTTTCGTTGTTTGAAGCTACGGCGATTGGATCCACTTCGTCGCAAGTTGTTGCGATAGGGACCGGAGCCTTGGTGCGTGGTTTTTCTGCTGAGCCTATTGGGAGTTCTGGTCAAACTGGAGAGGCAGTCGTTGAGTGGCGTGATGGAGATTCATCCGGTCCTATTGGAATCAAATATGCGATGCCATTTGTGGGCGCAATAGCGTTCCCAACTTCCCTTGGGGTTAGAAATCCCACGACTTATATTGAAGTTCCAGGTCTCGGCGTTCGGTTTTCTGGTGGTTTGAATATAACGGTTACGATTGAATCCGGTGGCGGCGGCTTGCAGGTGATGGTCACAACGATTTACACATGAGTTCAGATCTATACTGCAAATCTTCGTTTTGGGAATTGTCAGATGGTAGTTCTGTTATCGAGGGATCCCGTCTTAGGCTTCTTTGTTTTGTCGCAAGGCGAGCTGTTGTTTCGACAGCCAATGATGTTAAACCCATCATCCTAAAAAACGGGAGTTCTTCCGGGGATGGGAAGTACGGTTTCGCTGTCAACGCATCGGATCTTGCGGCTGGACTTAGAATGCAGGGTTCCGTGCCTGTTGATTTAGGAGGAAACGGAATCTTGTTTGACAGTGGTTTGTATCTTGAGATATCGGATAGCGGAAAGCCCGGTGATACCGGATCCGCTGGTGGTGGTTGTTGCGTAGATGCGATTACTTTCTTCTACACGGATTCATAAAAATGGATACTGTTTCAACTACAGCTTTTTGGAGCGGAATGGGAATTGTTGGAAGTGCGATTGGTGCATCTTTCTTGTTGTCCGTTTCGCACAGCTCTGAACCCAAACATGCAGATGCTGCTTTTGAGAATGATGTAACGAGAATAGAAATCAAGCTAGAACGAGTTGCAACGGATGTTGAATACAACAAGTCTCTTCTTGGTGACCTCAAAGAAGATATTCGTGATCTAAGAGATGAACAGACTCAGGCTAGCGAAAGCATCTTGGAGGCTATTCGAAGCAATGGTGACTAATACAGGAAGAAGTCCTGATGGCTATTGAGGGCACCTACGCATTCAATCCCGACTTTGGAGAGATCATCGAGGAGGCGTATGAGCGCGCTGGCCTAGAGCTTCGCTCTGGCTACGATTTGAGAACCGCTCGCAGAAGTCTGAACTTCCTCACTCTCGAATGGCAGAATCGCGGGATTAACCTGTGGACCATCGGAGAGGAAAAGGTAAGTGAGACTTCTGGTGGTGTTGCGCTAACTGACAATGCCCTGGTGAGCGGCACAGCTTCATACAAGATCGATATCGATACGATATCGCTTCTGGATGTAGTGCTCAGAACGAATGATGGGAATGCTACGACGCAAACCGACTATCACATGAGTCGAATCTCTGAGCCCACCTACGCCACGATACCGAACAAGCTCACTACAGGGAGACCTCTTCAGTATTATTTCCAGCGAATCGGAATTAGGGATACCTCGTCCGTGGCCCCTGTGAATCAGAATGATCTGATCACGCTGTGGCCCGTTCCGGATTCGACTACCACTTACAAGATTGTCTACTGGAGGATCAAGAGAATATCGGATACGGGCAAGAATGCTGCGAATACTGCTGACATCCCTGCTCGTTTCCTTTCTCCGCTTGCGGCTGGACTTGCCTATCACATTGCCTGCAAGCGTCCCGAGGTTGTGGATAGAGTGCAGATGCTCAAACAGCAATACGATGAGCTGTTCCGAGAGGCAGCAGATGAGGATCGAGACAAGACCTCTGCGAGGTTTGTCCCCTACATCCCGAGTTACTGATGGGAAAGAACTACGCTGCTGGCAAAAAGGCTATCGGGTTCTGCGATCGTTGCGGGTTCCAGTATTTGTTGAACACTCTGAAGGCAGAGGTTGTCAATCTGGAATTGACTGGATTTTTGGTCTGTTATGAATGCTGGGATCCTGATCAACCGCAGTATCAGGTGGGTCGATGGCCCTTTAGCGATCCGCAGGCGTTGCGAAATCCGAGACCGGATCAGGCGCTTCAGGCGAGTCGAAATGAGTTTGGATTCGATCCAGTTTCAGGGCTCAGTATGCCTATCTATGTAAACAGTGTGACGGTTACCTGAGGAGGTAAAAATGCCGCAAATGAAAAACAAGAAGACCGGAGAAGTAGTTGAGGAGCTTCCCTATACGAACGAGGGAGTGAATCGCGCCTACCAGATGCAAGCCGAGAATCCAGATGTCGAAATGGTGAAGACTCAGAAGTATCAGACTGGTGGTCTTGTGGAAGAGAAGAGGGTCCGAACGAAGACTCGTGGTACAGGTGCCGCGACTAGGGGCTTGGACTTCTACAAAGTTTCGTAGCCATGGATTACTCTGAACTCTCACAGGCAATTCAGGACTATTGCCAGAACTCAGAGACTACATTTGTCTCCCATATCAATGATTTCATCATTGCTGCGGAAGACAAGGTGTTCATGTCTATTCAGATGCCAGCGTTCTGGAGTAGTGACATTGCTGAAGTCACGGCAGATGGGACTGCGGAGTACGCCCTTGAAGAGGGAGTGATCGATGTTCTTTCTGTTCGAATTGGTGAAACGGCTGCTTCGGCAGAGGATGTAGAGAAGGGTCCGGTTCGATATCTGTTGCGTAAGGATTATGACTTTCTATTGGAAGCATATTCTGGGACGAGTAGTGCTGCGTATAAAGCACTTCCCGTCTACTACGCTGTATCTTCGGCTAGTGTCGTTACATCGAACCCTACGGTGACGATTAGGATGGGTCCAATTCCGGATGCGATCTACCCACTGACGATTGACTACTACGGCAAGACGGCAGCTCAGTCGATTACCAGTGGATCAACACCGGCTGTCCCGCTTACTACCAAGACTTGGCTATCGGTGACAATGCCAGACGTTCTTCTCTATGGATCTCTTGTTCAGGCTTATACCTTCATGAAGGGGGAGCCAGATATTGTCCAGCTCTACCAGAACAACTTCATGGAAGGCTTGGCGCTGCTAAAGAATCTGGGAGAAGGAAGACAGACTTCTGATGTGTATTCAGAGGGTCAAATGAAGGTTGAGTCTGGATGATTACCCAGACTGTCTGCACTTCGTTCAAGAGCGGCCTATTGAAGGGCGAGCATGATCTATCTTCGGATACGATCAAGCTGGCTCTTTACACTAGCTCTGCTTCCTTGTCTGAAAGCACCACTGCTTACAGTGTTACAGATGAAACATCTGGGACTGGGTACACGGCTGGTGGTGCGACTCTATCTGGAGTCTCCATTTCAACCTCTGGTGAGATTGCCTACGTGGATTGGACCGATGCGGTTTTTTCTTCTGCTAATTTTAATACTACCGTTCGCGGAGCGTTGATCTACAACGATACTCACGCGAGCGATGCTTCTATCTGCGTGTTGGATTTTGGTGTGGACAAGGTTACAACTGGAGCAGATTTCACGATTGAGTTTCCTGCTAACAACAGCAGCGATGCAGTTCTAAGGATAACCTGATGCCCACTTCATTCAGTGATAACTATCAGATCAAGCTAATCGGCACTGGGCTAGAGGCTGGTACGTGGGGAAGTTCTACGAATGAGAACTTTAAACGGATCGAGCAGGCACTCGGCGGCAGCATTCTTGACTTCGATATCACCTCCCCAGGTGGTACATCTTCATGGAATTCGGGTACCAGAACTCTTACTTGGTACACGATGGATACGGCAGATGCGGAAGATGCTGCTGGCAACGAGGGTCGCTATCGGTATGTGGTTTTCGAGGACGGCGGAGGAGATGTCGGGGCAGGTGGTGCGATCATCGATATATTTGGCAGTGACTCTGGCGATTTCCCTAGTCGCGTTTTCTTCGTGAAGAACTCTCTCACGAATTCTCGTGAGATCACGTTTAATGCTGGTAGCGGAAGTAATTACGTGCTGGCGAACGGAGCACAGGCAGTTCTCTATACGAACACCGCCGATCAGGAAGTAGGAAATCTCCTCTCCAACCTACAGGTGGAATCTCTCACGGCTCAAGACGGTGAATTGAATGTGTTGAGTACGCTTGAGGTTGGACCTGGGACCGGCACCGGAACGATCCAATCGCAGGGAAACCATTCTCTTGTAGTGCAGACCGGCGATGCTTCTGATACAGGAGCAATCACTCTTCGATCAGGAGCCGATGCAAACCTAGATATTACACCAGACGGAGCGGGTGGGATTGTTGTTCCAGCCGGATCGATTGCCATCGCTGGTGTGAACAAGGTTGCCTCATTCACATCGACAAGTGATCCAGGTGATACGAATACTCCTTCTGCCGCTACGAATCTTTCAGAAGAAATCACCAAAATTCGATATGCGCTTCAAAGAAGCAATGTTGGAATTGGAACGGTAATCAGCGAAGATGGAGCTGGTGACAATGTTGGTCTTGCTTCTAGTTGGTTTGACGGTTGCGTGATCGGTGAAAATATTTTGATCAATCACGCGATGACTGATCAGTGTGAAGAGATCGCGGATCCTGGTGGGGCAACATCATGGATGAATCCTATTGGTTTTCGCAGCGGCGCTGCTGGAGACCCT